CGCTGACACCAACCTTTTTTGCTGCTCGTTTGAGACTTCCCGTCTGGTAATAGACTTGGAGGATTAAGGGATACTGAGGTTTAACCCGCCCAATCTTGCTCATTATTAGGTCAATCATTAACAGGTCAGTGTTGTAATAGGCTTTCGGAGGGCTTTTTGTTTCTTTGGCAGTAACATACTGCTTCTTCCAACTTGTCTTACCACCAACCTCTAGTGCGTAGTTGCCGTCTAAGAAACTGCTGGATGGGTACGGGTTAGAGCTTTCGCTACTGAGTTCCCGCGCCCACAGTTCTAATAACTGATCAGCCTTTTCACTTAGGCTCAAGTGCAGCCACTCGCTTGCTTAATCGCAACGCCCGTTCCGGTGTCTGGTGTTCAGCCCATCGGGAGTCCATCATCTCTACTGCTGCCAGCGTCCAGTTCTGATCTTCAACAGCGGCTTTAAAGTTTTTGAATTTACTCAAGCCTCTTTGCCCTAGTTGGAAACACATATTGACCAGGACATGCTGAAGCTCTTGCGGTAGTTCTTCCCAGTTACCGTAGATGTTCATACAACCACCTATGGCTATCTGTACGTCCTCTTGAAACAGAATGTAGCAACGGTCTTCTGAGATACATTCGTCGTCAGGAACTTCCCAGTTGACGCCGTAAATTTCCAAATGTTTTTCCGGGTCGGGATCAAGAATTTTATGACCGATTCCGATTGTTGCGTGTAGCTCACTGCAAAGATATGCATGAAGAACCTTGCCCTCATCCCCTGATATCTCTTCATACAACTCTTTGACGTCAACAGTCATTTATTGCCCTTCCTATCATCTCTGGAATTTGTGGAACGACTGCATTTCCTAACTGTTTAAGTCTGTCCACCCTTCCGGAAACCCCATTAGCCACTCGACCCACGGCGGGTTCAAGGAGCCAGTTTCCTGGTTTGCTCCGTCCTTCACTGCTGTCGTTAATCCAATTTGTTTGCCTAACCTTAAACGCCTCTGAATTGACGGATCGCGCATTGATCCTCTGTCCCTGTTGTCGCTTGCGTTCGGCGTCGGCCACATTCTCCCTTCTGCTACTTCCGTTTTCGCCACAACCTCTTCTAGATTTGTCCCTACTCTTCTCTTGCTGATCGTTGATTCCGTAAAAGTCGCCGACATTGCGCTGCACGATCGTGGAGTCGGCCACATCGTAATTCTCTCTTTTAAAGTTGTGTGATTTCTTCTCATTGAAGTGTTGCTGCCCATTTGCGAGCTCGTTGGCGTTGGCAACAATCCAGACTCTGTCCCTACGGTGGTAGGCTCCAACTGCACAAGCTGGAATAACAAACGTCTGGACGGCGTAGTCTTCACCTTCCAAGTCAGCCAGCACGTTGTCGATCCCCATTGAGATGTGTCCAGCAACATTTTCTGCAATAACCCAAGTTGGCCTGATCTCTTTGACAAGTCTGAAATACTCTTTCCAGAGAGCGCGGTCATCTGCCTCGCCTTGTCGCTTCCCGGCAGTGCTAAATGGCTGGCAGGGATAGCCCCCGCAAATAAGTCCAATGTCTGTGATTCCATCATTATCTAGCTGCTCCTTCGTCAGTGTCCTGACATCCTCATACTGGGGTACATCAGGCCAATGCTTTTTTAAAACTTGACGGCATTTTTTGTCGTACTCACAAAAGGCAACTGTTTCCATTCCCGCTCGTTCAAGCCCAAGGGAAAACCCTCCTATGCCGCTAAACAGATCAAGAACCCTCACTTAATAAAGCTCTTTTACGTCAACAGTCATTTTTCACGGCTGACTTTTTGAATTTTTTCTGCGGAACGCATTGCTCCTAGCCCTAGCATTCCCATTAACACTGTGGTCAACAAGGAGCTATCGACAGGCGGCACAGTAAACCAGATGCTTAAAATCGGAGACAAGATTGTCGAGTAAACAAGGGCGAAACAGCATGACCACCCGACTGCTGGCCTCCAACCCGCAACGAACAAAGATTTTGACGCCGCTTCAATTTTGTTTACTTCAAGCTGACCCTTAGATAACTCTTGCGCGTGATTTTCACTCATAGTGGCTATCTGGTGCGCTAGATCAGCTTTCTGGTCTTTGTCCTCGATAAATTTATCTAGCAACCCCGCTACTGGGCCAATCAACGACTCGATCACAGAATAATAACTAGCATTAACGCACCTATTAATAGGCCAATAGCCAGTGCTGCCGCTCCTAAACTTGTTTTATTAACAATCTGAATTCTGTTCCAGATAGCCTCTCCGATCTTCGTTAAATACTTTTGCGTGTTAAATTTCATTTTTAACTCCAGTTCTCAAATTCTGTTGAACCTGTCTTTTGCATACGCCGAAACTCAGAGCGGTAATGCGCTGCAACTTCTTTTTTGTTCTTTTTAATATAACGTCCAAGCGTTGTGTCATTTGATAACTCTTGCAGGATTTGCAACAGCCCCTCCCCTTTGCGTTCAATCTGCCAATCACGATGCAGCATAGGGTTGCCCGTAAAGTGCATATGACATCCGTAACAGAGAGCGTCTGCGTTGTCAGAATGAACCCTTAAAGACCAAGAACCCCTTCCATGCCAGTGCGAGCAATGTAGGGCTTGCGTTCCTAGTTCGTACTGACCGCCGCATCTTTGGCATGTCCATCCGTCACGTTGACGAATACATTTTGAAAATGCGCTATCCGCTGGTGTTACAACTACTCTTCCCATTACTCTGGCTTCCACGGCAGAAAGGCGCGACAAGGGTAGATCGGACACGCCTCTGGTATCAGCGGAGACACCTGGATAACACCACCTCTCTGTAAAAACTCTTCTGTCTGAATTTGAATCTCCCGCCGTTCTTTTGATTTTTCTGGTAGCCGCTTGTTGGGCTTCCAGCCAACCTTGTAAATCACTCCGCTTGTTTGTCGCTAGGAGGTTTTATTGCTTTTCGCAAGCCAGCAAAGTTTATGTCTTTCATGCTCTGACCAACTGAAGCGGTGTCATGTCAGGCATGTAAGTAGCTTCCCTGCCCTCGCTAGTTTGCTTTCGCGTTCTAAAAAACCCATCGTGCTGAGAGTGTTTTTTCATAAACCTCCTAGCGTAAAAAGCCCTGTAGTTGTTACCGATTTTGAACTGGCTTTCGCCGTCACCTCCAGCGTCTTTTTCCCACCTGATACGTTCAAAAATTGCGTTGACAGAATAATTCTTATATCCGCGCCGAATCATCTGAAACGTAAACTCCTCAAACATCTGGAAAACTTCTGGATGTTGTTTGTGATACGCCGTTACTTGTTCTCTCATTTCTTCAAGTCGATTCATGAGTATCCCTCGGTAAAATTAGTCCGTCTAAATCGGTTGCGGCCCAAGCCTCCATCTTTGTCAAAAGCTCAGACATGCTTATAAAATTTGCTAACTTCTCGTTTTTTGTAAGTTCTGCTTCACTTTTTTTATATTGACTTGATCCCATTGCGACAATGTCTGCGGGCATTCCCGGCACGTTGTCTATCAATTTCACGTTTCCCAGTTGACGCAAAACTAATTGTTTAATCGTGTCCTTGCTGACCATCACTTTTCGTTCTTGCAAGTGATCCGCCACAACCTTGCACCAAGCGTGGAACATTGCGTTTTGATCTAAGCTCCTCACCTCAAAATCGCCTTCATATTTTTTAAAGCGGCTAATCCAACATTTCTATTGCTTGGAGGCGGTAACGCTTCACGCTCAAAAAACCTCACCTTTTTCACATTCATCTCTCGCAACAATTTTTTAAACTCACCCAGCGTCGGGGCAAAAGTTGGGTGATGGTCAACCAGTGCAAGCAATGCTTTATCAACATGATCTGATGACTCTTTGCTCAAATGCGCCAGCCACATTCTTTTCGTTTGGCTCTCGTCCTGGCCCTTCCAGGCGTTTGTCGGATACAAGACTTTGATCGTGGCGAAAATCTTGTTGATCATTTCCTTCTGTTCACCACTCCATGTTTGTCGCGAGTTCTGTCGCGGTTGGGCCATTATTTCTTTGACTGTTTCCATGATTTTTCTCCGTTCGTGGTAGGTATATGTCTTTCCAACTGTTGACTACGGCTGTCTCAACCAAGGCGTTAACGTCATGCCCTTGGTGGTGAAACTTTTCAATTTTGTTAAGCAAGGTTTTTAAAGCGCGTGGGCTGTTGATGGCTTTAACCTTTTTCCTGATCGTTAAAAACTCAGTCCAAAGTTCGTCGTCTATATATATATTCTTGGTTAATGATTGGTTCAGAGGTTGAACCTTTTGTTTCTGTGGCTTTGCGGGGATTAGGTGACAGCCCCCCCTATCATTAGAGACAGGGGTGTCATTCTGGACAGGGGTGTCAATTTGCAAGGGGTACTCGTTCACTTGGTAGATGTTGCTGCGTCCCTTTTTTTCTGTCACGGTCAGAAGACCTTGGGACACCAACTCTTTGATCGCTCTTCTGACACTAGCCGGAGAACACATGCAATGCTTTGCGATAAAATCAACTGAGGGCCAGCCGATACCTGTTTCGCCAGAGATGCAATCGCTGATGATTATCAGGACTAGCTTTTGAGTGCTGTTCCCTGTTTCAGCTTTGATGGCCCAGGCCGCCGCTTCGAAACTCAAGCGACTAAATCCTTCAGGTTTTTTAAGTGGTAATGCAGAAGATCAACCTTGTCACTATCCATCTGCTTGCGCGTTTGGTTTTTGACGTTGATCATCCAGCGATAACCTACACCAGCCTCATCTGCAATTTGTGGTAATTTTTTGTCAACCGCCTTAAGAAAACGCTTGTTGTTAAGGTGTCGAGAACACCATTCTCGTCTAGTTTCTTCCAACATGTGGACTTCCTGATCACATTAATACTGGTCACTATTAAGTAATCTTACTACATTTGTTCACATGCTCAAGCAGAATTATTGCGAATTGTTGACTTTGTCCAAAAAAAAAGGATACTGAAATACCTTCTGAACAAATGTACATACCGTTGAAACGAACAATTGAAACTTTAAAATTAAACATTGTCCGTTTAATGAACGACACTGACCTCACTTATCCGCTTGTTGATCGGATGCAAATTCGGGATGAAGCTTTAGTGACTGGAAGATTTTTAAGATTAATCGTCGGGGGGGAACGCGAACCAGGGCTGCAAAAACTGGACGCAATCGCTGATCTCTTTGGGGTAAGCACAGCAAGCCTCTTGCAAGTCGATTCCTATGAAGTTTCTTCAGAAGAATTTGACGATGCTTTGAAAGAGATCATTAAAACGTATTCTCAGGCCACGCCTGAAGGGAAGCAAGCAATTGAAAGTACCGCCAAGATTGCACCAAGAAAAACTAAACCAAGAGTCAGCCACAAAAAGCCAAAACGAACACAATAACAATCAATTTTTTATTTTAATTTTTGACAGCCTTGCTGTTGTAAAAGATAATTTAGAACACCCATCGTCTGTAGGCGTTATTCGTTCAATTATTAATAGATCAAAAAGAAAAATGGTTGATCCCAAAATAAACATCACATACTTTCGCGCTCATTCCCTTATGCAAAGAAAACTAAACTTTATTTTAGGCCATTTGGAAACAAAACAATGGAATACCGCCACACTCATAATTGACAAGATGCAAAGTAATATTTTGCATTTGAGTGGGCTAACCGGTTCTATCCGAAGCAGGGTAGCGCAACACATGCTGGTTGCAGGAGACTTGTAAACTAAAAAAATTTGCCTTAAAAAAGAACAGTTGTACTTGACTGGTTAGATGTGTAATATTGTGTTTTCAACATGAACAATACGTCAATAACCACGAAAGAGGAAAAGTTATGCGAAATTTACAGCT